TTCGTCCCTTTGCCATAATTGCAAAATTATAAAAAAATCCCTGTAACTACAAGAGTTGCAGGGATTTTGTTAACATAATGTTATTTTTTGTCAACATTCTGTCATACCCAGCGGAATTGTTCTCCACATACCGTTGCGGTCTTTCTGTTCAGCGCGAATGAATTGCTTGCTCACCTCGGGCTGGTAGCTCTCTTCGATGATACGCACACCCTCGAGAAAACGTTCATCACCCGACTCTTCTGCAACCTTACGTAGCTGCACAATGCGCGAGGCTTTGAGCGTGCCCTTGGCATCGCGCGAGAGCAGGCGAAGTACCATGTTTACCAGCGATTTTGTTTTCTCATCCTTGGCCAGGCTTTCGATGTACTCCTTCACGATAGCGATACCATCTTCTACTGTATCGCGGTACCCGTCGGTTACATATACGCCCAACGTGATACGCTTGCTTCCGTCAGAATTGGTAAAGGTGTGGCTTTTCTGATCATCCCTAATTGTCTTAAAAAGATTTCCCTTGAGTTCGAGGATGGTCTTAAAGTTATCCAACACCTGCTGCTTACTCTTTCTGATATTCTCACTAATTGATTGCAGCACGGGGATAGAGTGTTCTATCTCGTCATCCACCATCTGTTTGTACATCTCGCGGTCGGCGCGAGCTTTCTCTTCTGCAACACGCTTGGCCTCTGACTTTTGAAAAGCCTCGAAGCGGGCTTTTTCTTCTGCCGTCATTTCAACGGTCACTTTTGTTTCTTCGTTCATAGACTTAACATTTTGTGGCGCGTCCCATGTCAATGAAGACATAAGAGACTGTGCCGGGTTTATCATTATTTTCTTGTATTTTGAGTCCGCCCTTGCGCTGAATAACACGTAGTTTAGTGGCGAGGGCCACGAGCTCTTCTATATTGAGCTTGCAGAACAACTTACCCGTAATGCGTGGATTTAGACAGAAGGCATCCACGCGATCCCAGTCTGTGGTATCGATATCCAGCTGCTGCATCAGCTTTAAGACGATGCTGCGGCGAGTTCGGAGTTCGTCCCGTAACGCCCTGCGCACTTCATCGTAGCCAGTCGCCCGCTCCATATCATCACATAGGGCGCGATACTCGGCGGAGGTAAGCTCACGCAGACTGTCCGTGCGGCCATGGGTGTGTTGGTGCACTAACAGTTGCTTGTCTGCTCCGGGCATTTTCTTTAGTAGCGCATAGAAGCGTGCGTAATTTCTCTCGCTTGCCATAATTCTTATTCTTTAGCTCCCTTGAGAAAAAAATCACATGACATAGACTTAACTCTAATGTCTATCCTTACCTGCTCCGGATCAATGCCGTAATCTTTGAAATTTATCTGAGATTTGAGAAAATCCCAGCACTCCTTTTTAATCTCAGGAATAGTATATTCACTTTTTTTGAAATAAGTAAAAACACCCTCCAAAGATATCTTGTTGAAGCCCTCAGGCTTGATAGTGACCGTTACTAAGTAATAGCGAATAGTGTTGTTTTCTTTTTTCATAATCTATTGTGTGTTAAAATAAACTTGTATGACCTTTCCATTACGTTTAATATGCAGCACTGTCTTTCCGTTGTCGGTTACGAGCTTCGATTCAATACAGCTTCTGATCTTCACACCACGTGTGCAATACAAGTCCAACATCCTAGCATCCACATAAGCCTTCAGCCGTTCCCAATCTTCCTTGGTGTCTTCCATACCTTGAAGGCTGTAATGCTGACTAATATCCATCTGTAGCCGTAGTAGCCACTCTGGCTTGTCATTTGGTATCATCGAATAATATCTCAACTTTCTCATATTATCTTCTTTTTTTCGGCTTTCGCCACTTGCATTCGTCACATAGGAAATGTCCCATGCCGTCACAGTTTCCGAGGCAACGGCCTTTTTTATAATCTATACAATCTATCATACTTCTTTACTCTTTTACCTTTTTACTTTCTCCGGCTTTCCATTCGATGTTTATTACCGCGTCGACTTCGGTGCTTCCGTTGCATACGGGGCAAGGTTCTTTTACACTTTCCCCGTAATCGTCTACGCCCCAAAAGTAGCCGTTGCCTTGGCAATAACCACACGAATGGCCCTTGCTTACAAGATGTTCGGTTATCACACGTCCCCTGGGTGGGGTTATTTCCATTGTTCTGCTTACCTTACTCATATTAACCTATCCAATAGTTTTTTTGCTGCGATTTTCTTTGCAACCTTTTGGTTACCTGCTGACGCGGTTTCGTAGTCTCCATCTGGTAAGGTTATTTTCACCGTAACTAACGGACAGTGGTCGTCTCCTAAGACGCTTAACACTTCCGTTTCGATGTTCTCACCGTATATCTTTTGAACGAGCTCCCCAAGTCGTATTATTGGGTTCTCATTAGAGGGCACATAGTCTTCGAAACTGATATTCTTTATCGGTTCTCCCTCGAGGGCGCCATTTTCGATTTTTTCTTTGATGCCTCGAATGAAGAAGTGCAATTTGTCAGCTCTCACAGATTTGTGCTTATAAGCTCCGAGCAGCTTTCTCGTCGCTTCTTCATTGTTTTTTACACGGACAGTGTACTTGCCATCCTCCGTCAGATAAAACTCACACTTAACTCCGTTGATGATTTTTTTAATTGATGTTTCCATAATTTTTATTATTTAATTATTAATTGAATATTAAAATAAAATTCTTTCCTTAGCCGACCCACCTGCACTATACCGGTGATGTCTTCATTGAACGGACAGAAGATAACGCGCTGCTTCGTATCGGCTTTAATGCCTTTCTTGCGCAGACGATAGAGAATGTTCGCCCGCCGCTTAAGTCGTTGTTTATTGTTCATATTATTTTAATTTTAATTTTCGTTGAAAATATCCCTATTCATCCCGAACCAGGATATTATTGCTACATTTGTAGCTTAAACAAAAAATATGATGAAATATTCTAATGAACTTTATGAGCTGCTCGCTGTCGAGTACTCAAAAATCAAATGTCCCGTTTGTGGCAAGTCACCCGAACTGGAGGTATCATCTTACAATAAGTTCTATACGCACTCTTGTGGACATGGCGAGGTGGAACTGCTCATACAACAGGCCGACCAAAGGTGCGTTGCATTACTCAATAGCGATACGCCCCGCACCATACGGCTTGTCCCACCACCTAAAGAATAGCAACATGTCGACGCCTATGTTCTCCTCCTGCTCTGGCAGGTCGGCAATAACCCTCTCCAGGTATGCCTTCAGTTCGGTAGACGTCATTGTCTTATCCTTTTCATAGTGAAGAATGTGGTATAGTTTCTTTCCCATAATTCTATTATTTTTCTGTGAATTTATCAATTTATCTCATTATCCATCATAAGCGCCGCACCTAAGAAAAATATTGCCGATGCCAGCATCAGAATACCGGCAAGCACCTGCCGTTCCGTGGGCAGTTGGGTTAATGCCCGATATAAGCAATATGCATAAAATGGCACTATTGTCATAAATGCCAGTATAAAGCCTGCCCAAAAGCGCGCCCCACGTGTTTTTTTATTACGTTCCCCAAACGGTTCTGTTGGCGTACGTCCCGGACGCGGAAATTTTCCGTGAACTTCACGACGTGAACTATGTATCCATTCTTCCATAATTATAAGCTGTTTGATGTTTGTAATATTCCATCTTTCCATACGGTATAATAGTTACCGGCTTCGCCTATCGCTCTTCCCTGGCAATAAGCCTTATAACCCATTACACGGACTTTCATGTCGCAGATGTATTTCAGTCGGCGTGCCGGTTTGCCTGTTGGCTGGCTCTTGTCCTCCTGGCTGATGAAGATAAAGCTCTTACGATTAAACCGTCGCATCAACTCTACTGCCTGCTCGTAGCTCCATCCTGCCACCTGAAACGAGTCAATTATAATAAACTTGGGTGACTTGGGTTTGGCTAATCGATTTTCCAGTTCCTCAATAGTATCATCGATAACAACCCGGAATTTTCCCTGTACTTCGTTCATCTCGAGATACTCCATGCGCCGTTGGAAACTTTGGTTTACTTTCTCCTCGTAGCTAAGATAGAGTACCGGTGCGTATCGACACAGTTCCTTACCCAGTTGCATCACAAACGAACTCTTACCGCTGGCACTGGCCCCGCTGATAAACCAAGATGCATTTTCGGCAGGAAAACCGAACGGCTTACTCCATTTGTCGTCCCACGGCAGTGTCACCCACTTCTTCGCGGCTATCTCTCGCGGACTATATGCACGCTTACCCATTATTTTCCTTTTTAATTGACTTTACTTTATACTTCAAAAAGCCGCGAATAATATTAGGGTATTTGTGAATTGGACAAGGTTCTCCTACCTTAACTATCCACAATGGAATATAAGAATTTATCCACATGTCATTTTGAAACGGGCCGGCTTCTTCAACAAGACCAGCCTCGTTTACTCGAAACCAAAGAATATCTTGCCCTCTATCTTCAAGTGTGATTTTTGTTATCATGATGCCATCATTTTAAGTTTCTCTATTTCGGTATACACTCTCCTTAAGCCGCCGTTTGTCTTTCTTACTATGGCATTAATGTCCGTCCCGTCCGGCGCATTGACTTTTGCACCAATACGTGCCTGCTCGTGTAAAAACGCTTCACGCTCGCGCCCGTCGTCCGGTGTAACCTTTGAAAAACGATCACCATAGCGACTAAGCATTTCTGTATAACCCACCTTCTTGCATTCGATGGAGCGGTTGATTTTTTCTTTCAGTCCGTCGGCCCCCATCATATACCAGGCGCAGCAACGTTCAGTGGCATTCCATAAAGCTTTCAGCTCAAGAAAAGCCTCGTATTGTAGGTCACCTGCCTCGTCAAGCACAATAATGGGCTTTTCTATGCTGCGCAGATAGTACACCAGGTCATCGTACACATCGGTATATCTGCCGTTGCTTCCCACACCGAACTCTTTGGCTATTTTACGAATAAGTTTGAGCTTGGTCTTCACCTGCGAACAATCCACATATACGGCGTTCTTGTGTGTCTGCACGTACAGACGGGCGGTAAAGGTTTTGCCAATGTTGGGATAGTCGCACAGTATGCCGCTAATACCGCTTTGCTGCAAGAACTCTAATTGTGCGGTAATATACTGGTAGGTCGGTGTCTTGGCAGGCTTCCATTCAATAGAGTTGTGAATATCCACCTCCAGCCTTCTTGCAATGCTTATCCAGTTGGCATCGCTCAACATTTTCTCAGTCTGTCCGTTTTTCAAACCACTGTATACAGAAGTATTTAAACCTAATGCTGCTGCGTGTTTAGCATCGCTGGGATAATTTGCTCTGTTGGCTGCTACTGCTGCCAAAATGCGTTGTTTAATTTCTTTTGTTATCATTTTAATACTGTTTGAATGTTATTTAAATGCTATTTTTATATATCCATAACCGCGCGTTGCCCGGCATCCATCACGGGTAAGATGATGGGAGGTTGTTGTTCATCATTTGCCACCTTTGTTTCAATCTCAAGTTCTTCGTCTTCCTCGTCAATGGAAGACGATGTGTCCTTAATGATGCCGACGTGCCCGATGGCATTGTCATTGATGTATTTGCGGAACGCTGCAATTTTCTTCTGCTGTGCCTGAAATACTTCTTTGTCTTTTTCAGTCTGTTCTGCGTCGGCTGTATTGAATGTGCCTACATCCTCCAGTGTATCGATGTAACGGTCGCCCTGGTAAATATAGACCTCACTATACTTGCCGTTATCGTCCGGGATATAATAGGCTTCCACATTCACATTATTGGGAGTCAACTGTTCAAGTACGGATGTCTTACTTAGCCACCAGTCCTTATAATCGACCCGGCAATAGCTGTTCCTGCGAATAGAGGTCTCCACTTTCTCGCCTATATATTTTGCGAGTACGGCTTTGCTGATGGGTTGCAGTGTTGGGTTCAGGTTAGCCACGAGCACGTCCCATCTGCTCATACCTTTATATTTCTTTTGGTTGGGGTGCAACGCATTGTTCCACTCCTTCACGTCGGCGGTGTCTTCCGCAATCAGCTGCTCCCACGAGTAGTATTCTTTGTCTTCGTAGGTGTCGTTCAGTTCATCGCTAATTTTCTTACTTTCTATACGCCATTTTCCTTTTCCGTAGAAACGACCTACGCCCAGATGATTACGATGTTCGATGCTTCTTTTCTTTGCACCGTTCATGGGCTCTGCATACTTTTCCTGCGAATTTTGCGGGGCACAGAAACGAACAAAAGGAAACATCACACCTGCCTTTAAAAAGCTTTCTTTCCACTGGCTCATCAGGTGGTTCTCCACCTCTACCTGCGCCGGGCTGCCCCAGCCTTGTCTGTCCAATAGCCGGAACATCGACCTGAAGCAATCTACCACAATATCCACATTCTTATTTCGATTGTAGGCTACCCCGATTACGCATTGGCTGGCAACGTCGTAGGCATAGTAGGCCTTTGGGCGTAGTTTGGTGTCTTTGAGCTTACGCGGCAGGTCGCGGTCATCGAAGCTGACCTTCGACAGAGAAAACTCGGGGGCATGCCGGTGAACGTGCGGTGCCTGTTCATGCATGAAAGAAGTCCATGTGCGTAGCTTGTGCTCAATCAATAGCTTATTCTTGGGCTTGTTGAGGTAATAGATGATGGTAGCTTCGCTTAGTGTTTTTGGATCACCTTTTTTATCCGTAAAATCATCCGGGTTAAAAAGCTCACCGGTTTCAGGATCGAAGACTTCTAACTCACCGCAAACAAAGGCTGAATACATATCATATACCTGCTTGGCATAGGGTTGGTTTCCCTGTATAGCAAGCCCTAATATCAGCTGCTCGGTCTTGTGGTCTACCTTGCGTGCACTTTGGTTACCAAACTTGCCGCTGATAAGGCAGGCATAACCTTCGTGCCGGTATTCGTTCACTTTTTTGCGAAAGCGAAGCGTACTGGCGGGTAGGGTATGACCCAGTTCGCGCCGCAGGGTTTCAATGGTTCGTGCCATCATATCCCAATTATACGTCTCGCCGAACAACTTCTTGCTGTCCCTTGCACGTTCGTACAACTTGATGCAGCAGTTTAATACCGATGCATTCACGATATACTCCTTCTTTTTCTTATCGGTCAGGTTGATACCTGCTAAACTCCGATCGTTAAAGAAGGTTACGGCTGCCGGGTCTGTTTCATAGTTAGACAAAATCCAACCGGAAACACGTACCTCGTCGCCACCGGGAAATACCTCTTCTACCTTCGCACGATAAGAGGTTGGTAGACTGTCTACGGCTATCAGGGCATAATTACCTTTTCCACCACCGGGACGCGCAATGCTGATGCGATTACGAGAGGCCAGCTGACGACAGTAGGCCTGTGTCATTATGCCGCCGCTCTCAAGCTCGTGCGCCGAGATGCAAAGTTTATTACCATAATACTCCATTACACCTGTCTCCTTTATCTTAATACCGTGGCTGTGTGGTCGGATATAAACGGTGATACTTCGTTCTGCAGTTTCTCATACTCATCAATCAACGGGCTTTGAAATCGCTTCACTACAGTTCCGCGCTTGGTAACAGTGCCCTGCCCGTTTTTCTCAACGGTGATGATTATCTCACCCGGAAGACACTGTCGCATTGTGCCGTCAGCAAAATGGAGAGTCTCTATACCCTTGCAATCGTCAAACATCAACACACCGCCGTTTGCCATGGCAGTCTCCCTTATCGCTTCTGCTTTCTTGGAAAAGCCACGCTCTGCATTATAGTTTAAAGCGTTGTAAACAGTTTTATCTGAAACCTTATAGGTATTGATTAGCTTTTTCTCGACTTCTTTTGATACTACGATATACTTTTTCATCTTACTGTATATTTGTTTATTCGTTTATATCATCCAGTAACATACGGAACTCCCGAAGCAGTTCCTGCTTCACTTCCACTATTAGAGTACAGGCAAGAGAAGACATTGCATTGGTGCTTTTCTGTCTCGGGCTGTTCTCCAGCAGCTCTATACTCAAACTCTTAACCTTACACGCTAAATACTCCAGCACTCTGTCCGGTTCTCCTGTACATATCATTTGCCAAAACTCCCGATAACATCTTAACAGCTCCTGCATTTTGTACATGTCCTCGGAATTCCAAATAAAGAAACGTTCGTAATCTTCATTCATCGTCTTTGTGTACTCGTCTGCTTGCCTAAGCGTATGGTCTATGCGCTGTTTTACATGCTGGGCAAATTTGTCCAGACTACTCTTTAGGTCTTTTTGATTTCCCATTGTTTTATTTCTTTAATTGTTTATAATCTTAACATCTCGCCCTTTTTTCGTATATTTGGCGCGCTGTTCTGTATCGAACACGTTGCAAAAATATACAAGATATTTCGCTTATGCAAGAAATTAAACAAGAAAAATCGCTTATAAAGCAAAATATTTCGCTTTATTTGGCTCAAAAGGGGATCACCCATTATGAATTTTATAAGGTTTCAGGTACTACACGTGGCATCCTTGGGCAGAATAACGGCATAAGCGAAGATAATATAGCGAGATTTCTCGCGTACGCTCCTGATGTTAATATAGAATGGCTTCTGACAGGCGAAGGTAGTATGCTTAAGTCCTCCAAAGCACCCCAACAGCACCTGCCCGATTCATCGCCTGATAGTCCTGCCCTTAGTGATAGTCCCCCAACAGTCTCATATACCCCTAATAAGGGTACACCGTATTATAACGTAGACTTCCTTGGGGGCTTTGATCTTACTGTCATTGATCAAACCGTCAATCCGGAATACAACATCGACTTTAAGCCATTCAATAAACAAGGGGTCAGTTGGGTTAATATCACAGGCCATTCCATGGAGCCCAAAATCAATCATGGTGATATTATTGCACTCAAAGAATGCAGACTTGAGGATGTACAATATGGCGAAATCTATGCAGTTGTGCTTGACACCCTTCGCACTGTTAAGATTCTACGTAAGTCGCAAGACCCAAACAAGATGCGGTACGTACCCATCAACAAAGAAGAGTATGACGAACAAGAGTACGAGAATTCTCGCATACTTCACATTTTTGAAGTGCTTGGTAATATTAGCCGGTTTATGTAGATTAATAAGCCTAATACCGTTCTCAATAATGTACCCCTATACCCCTCCCAATCTCCCCCTGGCTCCCTTTTGGGGCTATATCCCCCCTCTTTTATACGCAATTTGAGTACAACTGATTGATTTTCATATATATAATAAGGTGTAATTTTAAAAAGGGGTAGTTTTTAGGGGGGGGGTATCAGCCCAAAAAACGAAGCTATCGCAAAAAAAGTGGTATTTTTCCCCCTCTCTATCGCACCCCCTGAAAACCCTATTTTTGTCACTCCAAACTTCAAAAAGTGTCACTCCAAATGTCACTCCAAACTGTCACTCCAAGTGTCACTCCAAATCAAAAAAATGGGGTAAATAACACAAAAAAGAGGTAGTAACATACTACCCCTTCAGCTTTAGCCTTAAAAACACCCTTTTATTTGCGCTTAAGGCTCATTCAAACAGCTTTAATGTTATCCCTCTCTATTGCCTCTGATAAGCGTAGATTGCCGTATTACAGCGCGTTTCGTTATGATGGCGCCACCACCTGATAAGCCGGCGTGAAGCAAGTAATTTTTGGTTGCTCCGAGTTGTTCAGGCGTTAATACGGTGAAGATGGCCGTAATACTACCAAAGTACCAATCTCGACGTTTAACGCCATCAATACTTTGTATCAAATGCACATGTATTACTTTTGTCATAATTCACTAATATTTTGATGCAAATATACCAAATAATTACTATTTGGAATATATTTGTAATTATATTTTTATGAAAAAGCAGTAAAAAGAAGGGGACAAATAGGTCTGAAAGTAGCCTGTTTATCCCCCTTATTTGTGCATATGTAACATTTCAACCCGCTATACAGGCATATTTTAGCCCGTTGTGTAACATAAATGTAACATGAATGTTATATAAAATACGTTTCGTTTTTTTTCGTTATATTCGGCATTGGGGCTGTAAGTTGTTATTTATCAATGCAGTACAATATATTTTTATTCTGTTGGTTCCAATACGCTTCGTTCTGGGGGTGGTACTCGGTTTTATAGTCGCCGAGCGGAATGGGCTTGGTGTTGATATGTTCGTCAGTAAGAACTATCATCTCTATCCTCTCTTTACCGTTTTCAGAGAGATACAAAATAATAGTTGCCACAGTGCTTATACGTAAGTATCGGGCTTTTAGTATAGGCTTTTCTTTGCCGTCGAGAGTTACGGTGCCCAGTTGGGGAACGGGCTCGT